CGTGATTCAGCTTGGACATGGAATTATCTCTTTAGCGAAATGAAGGTGGGTTGACGCCGCAGCGCTGCGGCGCCGGTCGATGAGTGGGACAGTTACGGAGTTACAGGTGCGGCAACTTCGTAGATTTCCGAGTTGATGCCCAACGTGACGGTGCGCTTCAGCACGCCCTCAACGCTGATGCCGGTCTTCTTGTTGCTCATGACCTTGGCCGCGAAGTAGTCGGTTTCACCGTCCACGTACACCACCTTGAACGGATAGTCGAAGCGGGAACGGTCGATGAAGGCCTCCACAAGCTTCAACTGACCGGCATCGCCAGCATCGAAACCGATGGAAAGCTCTGACGAGCCCGCATCCGCGAGACCTTTCAGGTGCTGCGCGCGGCCTGCTGCGAGGCCCGCAAAGGTGACGTCATTGATGGTGTCGCCGTAGTCGCCGATGCTCTCCACTTCGCCAACCTCGACGTAAGTGATCGCAGAAAGCAGCGTGACAGCAGCCGCATGCTCGGCGGGCAGATTGGCGGTAAGGCGCGGGCCGATGTAGATCCGCGTGCCAGCGCCGGTATTGATAGCCATAGGTAGTCCTCCTGAGGACAGGTGAAAGGCCGCAGCGCGGCATGTGTGAAGTGGTTCAGTGTTCTGTGAGGATGCGCAGCGTCACGCTGCCCTGATATGTGATGCCGTCCGGCTCACGATTAGTTTGCTTGCGGTCGACCCGAAGGGATATCACCCGGCCTGTCTCCAGAGGGAGCGCACGCTCATGCAGGGCAGTATCGATTTCGCCCATGATCCGCTTCACTTCCTCCTGCCCTTTGAAATCGCTCCAAATGGAGAGGTAAAAAAGACGAAGATCCCTGCGCTTGTTCAAAATGTCGTTATTGCTCGACAGTTCGGAATCGATGGTTACGTAGGGCGGATCGGCGTTCATTGGCACACCGTCGTAGATTGGGCAGGAGACCTCAGCCTCCAGCCGATCAAATATCGCGACTTGAAGCGCGAACGATGGATCAGCCATTACAAACCCTCGCTGGCACGCTTCAGCGTGCGGTTTACGGCGGCACGGATATTTGCCTGGATAAACTCCCGGTTGACGTCATACGCTGGACGTAGCCACGGATGTGCCGGCCTGGCTGGAATGTCGGGATATTTACCGAAGAAGTGGGATCCGTCCGATTTGTTCGTGACCCGCTTGTTGCGCCCACCGGCCCGCTTCTTCCCTTCGATATAGCCCTTGGTGCCGTACTCCAGGAATCGCAGGTAAAAGAAACGCTTGTTGGCCTTCTTTCCGCGCAGTCCCACTTGGGCATCAAGGCCGCTTTTCGATACGAATGCGGTTAACGCGGCCGCACCCTCGCCCGTGTCCTTGGGGATGAGGTCTCGCATCGTCTCAAGCAGCTTGCCAGCAGACTCTTCCATGGCCTTTTTGACTTCATTGTCTGCAGTCTGGTGGATCGTTCGAAGCAGCTTGCGCAGCTTGAAATCTCCGTCCAGTCGAGAGCGACGGGCAGCCACGATCAGGCCTCAGCCTTGGCGTCTTTATTGGGTTTCGCAGGCACGTCTTCGATAATCTCAGCCAGCTTGCGATCCAACAGGTCTTTCGCGTCCGCCGCATTGAGCGTGAACACTTCGCCTGCGGCTTTGCTACCCATAGGGCCAGAAATACTGACCAAGGCACGTACTTTCATGATGGAACCCTCAGTTACGGATTGATGACGTTCGAACAGAGCAATCTCAGCATCACCCTGCCGGCATCCGGCAGGGCTGCCTCGATCAGATAGGTGGTGTCGCCACTGACGATCCGCATGCCCGCAACGATGGTCTTGCGGAAACGAACGCGAATCTCAGCCGTGACAACGGCGGTGAGCTGGCCGGCCACGGCCTCAATGCGCCCGGTAGGAATGGTGATCTCTGCCCAGGTCTTGCCTGCCGCCACCCAGGCTTCGGCGCGACCACCTCCGGGGCGCGCTTCGCCCACCGGCATCAGCAGGGTGCAGCAACGATCAAGCGGACCTGCACGCATGTCAGAACCTCGGCGGGACGGTGATCGGAGCCAATAGGGTGTCGAGCATCGACGCCGGCAATTCAGCCAGGATGGTGCCGATCACCAGCGTCTCCCGGTTCTCGTGCGCAGTGGCAGCCTGCATCAGCAACCAGGTGCGCACCGACGGGACCACGTCGAGATCGGTACCGGCCTGGTAGCGGATCAGCAGCTCGCCACCCGGCCGACCGTCCGGGAAGAACAGGAAGCTTTCTTTGCCGCGATTGCGCAGGTAATACGCCACCGCAAGCTCCTGCTCGCTGCCATCGGCCAAGATCTGGCTGATGGCGACGACGGTCCTGGCCTGGCCAATGTCGAGCGAGTGACCGGACGGATAGTGTGCTGGCCATTCCTCTTCGTACTCGGCCAGGCGAATACCGGCGCCGGTGCGCTCTTCGGCCTGCGCAGTAACGCCGGGAATGATGATCTGCTCGATCAACTCCGGCACCGTGTCCTCCGGCTCAAGCCGGCACTGATACGCCACCTGCTCCAGCGTCAGCACTGGTTCGCCGATGTAAGCGATTCGGCGCGCCATGGTTAAGGCTTCTCGTCGTCGTCATCAGCACCGTCGCCGCCACCAGCGCCGGCCTCCGCACCTGAGTTGTCGTCACCTTCGGCACCGCCTTCGAGATTCGTCGGGGAGTCCTCGTCGGACTCCGATTCAGCAACCACCAGCGAACCTGCAGGCGCCTCGGACAGCAACGAACCAGTGCCGGGCGTGGTGGTTTCCGGCTTGCTGGCACCGCCACGCTTGTTGTTGCCCGGCTTGCCGTTGTTAGGTTTCTGCGCGGGTGCAGTCTGCGCGGTCTTGTCGACCTGCGCGGCGGCAGGCTTGCCGGTGTAGGCCGAAGCCACACCACCGCCCACCAGCGCATCCGCGATTTCCTTGTCGAACCCGGCCACGTCTCCGGGGAAATAGGTGCGCCACGCCTTCGTGAAGCGCACAGCTACAGTCGTGCTCATGTTCAGTACCTCGGTTCAGACGATGGTGATGGCCCCGCTAAAAGCGCAGGGCCGGCTGACTTACATGCCGAAGCCCCAGGTAATGCCGGTACCGACCGATACCGACTCGACATGGCGGGGGCCAAAGTCGTGCTTGCTGATAACGCGGATCAGGGTCTGATCGCGCTGGAAGGCGCTGACGGTGTCGCCGTTGCCGTCCTTGTAGGACGCCTCAGTACTGATCGCGATTGCCAGATTGGTGTCCTCACCGATGTAGCAATCGGCGAAGTTCACGAAGTAGATTTCCGACTCGTTGCCGCCAGCGCCGAGGTTTACCGGGATCTGCGTGGTGAGCGCGAACTTGTAGCCCTTGAGCAGGCCCAGATCGATTTCCGGATACGCCTTGTTGCCGTTGCCATCGCGCAGCGATTGCAGCCAGCGAAGGACGCGAGGCGCCAGGAGCCAGCCGCATTGCGTCAGATCGACGTTGGACGCTTCCAGTCGCAGCATCATGCCGCCCAGGTAGCGATCAACGATCTGCAGGGTTTCACCGGCAGGCGCCGGCAAAACGTTTCCTGCAGGTGCCCAGTAGCGCAGGCCTTTCGGCAGGGTCGCGCTGCCAGCGCTGCGGATGAAATGCAGATCTTCCGACAGGCCCATGCTGGTTGCCAGATCATTGCTTACCTGGGCATCGATGCGTGGGCTAACACCCGCGTAGGCCAGCAGGTCATTGGAGATCGGCACGATAGCCGCCGCCTTTTTCGACGACAGCTTCAGATCGCCGAACTGCATATCTGTGACCGCGATGTCTTGCTCGGTACCGATATAAGTGACCTGCGTGTTACCGAGCACTCGCGGCATCGTCAGATTGCCGTTGTTCAGCGGCAGGCTGACCGCCCCCATGCTGCGCACCACCGACTTTGGCCGCAGCGATTCGATCACGCTGGTACTGAAGTTTTCCGGGACCAGTACACCGCCGGCGCCTGGTGTCACGGTCGACAATGCCATGTGTACGTCAGCGCCGTAGCCGCCGGTCTTCGCCATCTCGGCAGCGGCATGCTGATTGCCCTGCGCCTGGACCAGCAAGCGCACCATCTGCGCCATGGCCACGCCCGGCTTGGTAGCTTCGTTGAACGGGCCAGAGATATGACCGGTCGGGTTGTTGACGGCCTGCGGGTCTTCGTTCAACGGCTTGGCGGTAGATGCCGCCAGACGCTCTGCCGTTTCCGCACGAGCCAGCTTCTCGCTCAGCGCTTTGAACTGTGCTTCCAGCTCGCCGAATTGAGTGAGCTGCTCTGCAGCCAGGGAGCCACCATCGGCCTCGATCTTGGCCAGCGCCTGAATCGACGCATTCAGCGTGGCGCGTTCGCTTCGCAGTTGAGTAACAAGGGACATAGTGCCTCCTGGGCATAAAAAAACCCGCCGGAGCGGGTTGTGGATCACTGCCGCGAACGCGGTCAGAGTGTTGCTTGAATGTTGATTGCCGAAGCTCGCAGGCTGACTCGGCTGCTTTGCCGCTGCATTCGGCTCTGCGCCACGGCACGGGCCAGATCATCAACGGCGTCCTGCGGGTTTTGCAGACGATCCGCGAAGCCAACGGCGATGCCGGCCTGGCCGCGATACAGACCGGCTTCGGTTGCCCGGACCGCCTCGATGCTCATGCCACGGTATTGAGCGACCGAGTTGACAAACAGCTCGTAACTCTCCTGCACGATGTTCTGCAGTACCTGCAACGACTGATCGCTGATCGGTTCGTTTGGACTGAGGTCGTTCTTATGGGCGCCGGCGTACACGGTGGTTACCTTGATGCCTGCATTCTCTAGTTGCTTGGAGCGCTCCATGTGACTGGCAATCACGCCTACCGAACCCACCCCACTGGTCTGGCTGACCACCAGCTCGCTGCAGGCCGCACCGATCAAGTAACCACCGCTGTAGGCCATGAAGTTGACGATTCCGGTGATGGGTTTGATCAGCGACATCGCCCGGATGTCTGCCGCTAGCTCGAACGCGCCCACAGCTGAGCCACCGGGCGTATCGATGTCGAGCACGATGCGCTCAACCATGGGATCGGCGACGGCGGCACGCAGCTGCTGCCGCAGCCCTTCGTAGCTGGTCATCGTTTCGCAGGCGTTGATGTGGGCACCGCGGCTAACCAGAAAACCGTGCACAGGCAGGACCTGCACGCCGGTGGCTTGCACAACGGCGCGCTCCTGTTCGGCTTCGAGAAGGGCCCGGTCCTCGGCTTCGTCGTCGTAGAAGCCTAAATTCGCTCCGCCTGGCGCCAGGTTGATAATGTTCAGGTTCATGGCCTGATTCGCCCAGCGGACGCCCAGACTGAGCATGTCGGGCGTCAACAGCAGCGGCTGGTTGAACAGCAAGCCAGACGCTCGGATGTAGTGTTTCATTGTGCAAGCATCCTTTCGATTTCGCGCTGTTGCAGCTCCAGCTGCGCCCGCACTTTCGGATCTTTGAGATCGGACATTCCCTTGCCCGCGTCGACCATGTTCAGCGGCTGCAGGTAGATGTCACCACCCGGCACCGGCGGCATGTTTTCCAAGCGTCTGATGTCATTGACCGACAGCCAGCCCCACTGGCGGCCAATGGCATAGGCTTCGTAGCGACTCTTCTGGTCACCGCGCAGCAGGCCGGCAAGATTGAATTCGATGAAGTAGTCGCGCCGATCCTGCGGGAGCAGGAAATCGCGCATCATCGACTGCTCATGTCGCTTGACCCAGGGCAGCAGGCCGAAGACAACGAACTGAATCAGCAGCTGCTCGATGGTGTTGTAGTTGGCCTTGTCCAGGTCGTTGACCATGGGCAGCGGGATCTTGTAGATCCGGGCACAGTCCACGCCGGAAAGCTTCAAGATGTCCACGATCTCGGCGTCAACGTTGGTCATGGAGACAGGCTTGAACGTCATGCCCTCCTGCAGCATCGCGACCTTCTTCGCGTTGTCCATGCCGCCGAACTTGTTGCCCCATTGGTCAAGGACACGGTCAATCGAGCCCTGATCCTTGATCGCTGGTGCCTCGCGAGGCCGCTCGATGACACCCGACACGCTCACGCCGTTGGCAAACGATTTGCCTGTGTACTGCCGCACCGCCTGGGCAAGGCCAACCGCTTCCGCGTGCAGCATGATCGGAGACAGCCCCTCGTAGAAATTGTGGGACTGCCAGCGTACGTGATGAATCAGGCGCATCGGCAGTCGATCCAGGAACGAGCCGACCTGGTAATACGGCATCATGTCGCCGCCCTTGAGCACGAGCACTTTGTCGTTGTGAATCGGCCAAAGCCCGACGACGTTCCCGTCTTCGCGTCGATCAATGTAGCTGTAGCTGTTACCACGCAGGCCAGCAGCCAGTTGGCTGCCTTCCCGATGCTCGTACGGTGTCTGAAATGCGTTGGGCTGATAACGCAGCACGTCGTAAAGGGGGTGGTTGATGGCAGCATCGCGCTGGCCGTTCCCAGTACGGCGGTAAAGCTCCAGCGGCAACTGCGCAATACTCTCTGCCAGCAACGTGACGCAGTTTTGGATGATAGGCACGGCCATTGCCGATTCATGGGTTACTTTCGCGCCGGAGCTGTTGCGCCCTGACCCGATCAGGCCACGCCAGAAGCCCCCGCCCGGGTCGGATACAGAGCCTGCGTCGACGCCACGCTGTCTGCTCAGAAACATCAGCCACCCCCTTCATGCACACGCTCCGGTACGGCGGATGCCTTGTCTGCCAAGTACGCCCAGAAGATCAGCGCGATCCCGGCAACGATGAAAGCCGCCGGTACGTTGAGCTGGGCGACACCGGCCACCAACAGGGCAAAGCCCAGCAGGCCGGCAAGCCAGGACAACAGTTCAAGATGTTTCATATACCTGCGCCTTCGTCATAGATTGATTTGCCGCTGCCTTCGATGGCGGTCCCGCTGAGACCCGTTGCCATCAGCCCGGCGACGATGCCGTCGATGCGTCCGGTAGCCTTCGCCTTGTCGGCCTTACGGTTGTTCGCCGGGTCACAAACGATTACCGCGTTACCGGCGCACCAGGTCATCACCGGGTTACCGTCGTGCCGTAGCGTCTCGACATCGGGCACTTCGCTGATCACCTCGAAGTCATCCGGGCTCAAGTCAGTGACCTCGCCCTGATCCGGTTGGGTCGGCAGCCCAAGCAGGCGGCGCTCGAACTCATCCACCGCCGGGCCCATGTCCTTGAAGCCCTGGCCGAACGGCACCATCTCCGGCAACTCGATGTCGTGCTCGATCATCAGCTGCTTCAGGTCTTCGATCCGCCAGCGGTCGTACGCCATCTTGCGGACATCAAAGTACGCACAGATCGTCTGCAAGCGGCGCAAAACGTGCAGCTTGCTGATTGCCCGCCCCGGCGTGGTTTCGAGATGGCCTTCCTTGATCCAGAGTGCGTAAGGCACCTTGTCACGCTTCTCGCGTTCAGCCAGGTCATGGTCCGGTATCCAGAAGTACGGCAGCAGCCGCCAGTGCGGATCCGCCGCCGTGGGGTAGAACAGGAGCACAAACGACGTGAGGTCGGTGGTGCTCGACAGGTCAAGCCCCCCGACACAAGGCCGATCCCGGAGGAGGCGCATGCGCACCCGCTCTTCCGCCTGGCTCCAGACATCCCACGAAATCCACGGCGACTCGGCCTGCGTCCACTGGCAGAAGTTGAGACGGCGGATCACTGCCTCCTGCGCCGGCAGGCCACGCGCCGACTGCACCTGTTCACGCAAGTACTTGTGACCAGGGATGCCGTCGCTCTGCCCTTCCGCAATGAAGTCCAGCGACGGGTTGACCTTCGGCCAGCAGCTCTCATCCTTCAGCGGGTCGTCGCCATCATCCAGTGAGCAGATGAAGGCGAAGAAGCTGTCGTCTCGCTCCTGCCCGGAGCAGATGCGCACGCCCAGATCGTGGTACTGGCCGCAGACCGTCTTCTTGTCTGAGCCACTGTTGGTGATCATCACCACCATTGCCTTGCGCCGGTTCTTGGTACCGGCGCGCATCATGTTCACGGTGGTAGCGTTCTTGTGCTCGTGCAGCTCATCCAGCAGGCCGATGTGCGGACGCGGGCCGGACTGGCCTTCGTCCGCGCTGATGGGTTTGAAGAATGAATGAGTGTTCGGGTAGAACAGGTTCCAGACCTTCTCATTTCGTCCCGACTGCACCACGCGGCTCGCCATATGCGGCGACATATTGACCATCGAAACAGCGTCACGGAACAGCACCATGGCCTGATCGTGTTTGGTCGCGGCGGCGTAGATTTCGGCGCGGTTCTCGCCATCTGCCGCCAACCCATACAGCCCGATCCCCGCGACCAGCGGGCTTTTTCCCGACCCCTTGCCCGTTTCGATGTACGCCAGGCGAAATCGGCGATAACCGTCTTCGGTCATCCAGCCGAACAGACTGCCCACCACGAATGCCTGCCAAGGTGCGAGAAGGAATGGCATCCCCTCATAGTCGCCGCCGTTGAGGCACAGCACGTCCTCAAAGAAACCGATGGCGCGATCAGCGGCGTCCTGATCCCAGATCAACCCGCGCTCGGGGCCTTGCTCCAGATCCTGCAGGTGCCGCCTGCATGCGTTGCGAACATCGGGACCGGCGATGATCTTGCCAGCCAAGACGGCATGAGCGTATGCCGCCACGCGATCATCAGGTGAAGTATCGGCTTGCGGCGTCTCGTTGTTCATTCGGGAAAAGCTCACCTTGTGGCGCCGGGGCCGTTTTCAGATTGCGGCGGGCCATGGGTGAGAACCCGAACTGCGCGCCAGCGGCGTTCGCACGTTTTTCGGCGTCGTTGGCCAGCTGCCGGAGGACGTGCAGCTGCTGGGCGCCGGTCTTGAAGGTCTGAACGTCGCCGCCCAGACCATCAACGGAGTCGGCGTTCTTCTGCGCGATCAATCGTTGAAAGCGCAGCCAGTCACCGTACGCCTGGCAATACGTGGCCAACGCCATCAGGTCCAGAGTTGCGATCAGGCCGAGCGCGATCAGGTCCGGCACAACGCGCTCCCACTCGAGGACCGCTTCGTCGTTGAGGAAGCTGGGCATTGGCGGCGCAGCTACCGGCACTGGCGGGGCCTTGATTTCGTTGATCATCTCCTCGAAGTTTTTCTTGCTGCGGTTGCCCTGCAAAATGTGCAATGCTGGCGGCTTCGCTGGACGACCGGAATTTCCGTTTCCTGCCATGATTTCACCTCATTTTCGCTATACCCCCCCTCTCCATTTTTCCCGCATTTTGCGGACGGAGGGCGAGTGGCGGTCTAGTCACGGATAGGTAAAAACTTTTTCATACCCCCTACCCATTGGGATTTTCAATCGCACCATTTCGGTGCACCCTCGCCCCTCGAATCCCGACGAACGGTCAGCGGCCACGGTTCCAGTGATGGTTCGGGTCCAGCGGTCTACCATCTGCCGCACAGCCAACCATGCGCCCGGACTTCTCCAGCCGTTGCTTGGTTGAGTCGTGGCACAGCTTGCACAGCGGCTGCCAGTTGGCTTCGTTCCAGAAAAGCTTCCACGCAGCCTTTATCCGCTCGAAGTCCCCACTCGCCTTGGCATCCTTCAGCCTGGGCGCGGTCTTGTGGTCGACGATAATCGCCGCGACCGGACGCTGCTCCGTCGAGCACATGCAGCACAGAGGATGCTGACGCAGGAATGCATCACGAGACCGCTGCCATCGGTAGCCGTAACCTCGAGCGGCGCTACTGGTGCGCTCATGCCCGGTCATCAGCCGACCTTCCATACGCGAGACAGATTGCCGGAGGACTGACACACCGAGCCGACGAACACAGCAAGGATCACAACCAGCGGCGCCGACTGTGCCTGCATGACCAGCAACCCTTTGCTGATGAACACCAGCACCGATCCAGCACTGGCCATTACCAACCAGGCGAGCACGCTCATACTGCGACGGAACCGTGCGCCATTACGGCGGAAGGTGAACAGCCGAACGAACAACACCAGGCAGAGCCAGAAGGTCGCCTGCGTCAGCACTGCTGGTACGAGTGGGTTATCCATCATGGCCTCCGGGCTGTTCCGCCAGTTTGCCGCCCCGCTTGATCGCGGCGAGCGCGACGGTCACCACCAGCACCGCCGCGCCGAACGCTGCCGGCGCCGAGTACTTGAAGGGACGAATCCCCCAGACCTCCACATCAGCCATCGCGGGAGCAAACAAGTACCCCATCACGACCGACACCATGAAGAACACCAAACGCTTCCACACCGGCAGTTCTTCGGTCGTCATGAAGAAGACGATTGCTCCAGCCAGCGCGCCGACCGCTGCGTAACTATCAACTCCGGCAATCAGCCCTGCGAATCCGGCACCGGCGGCGCCGGCCACGACGACAGATGCGGTCGTGCTTGCTGGCTCACCCATGCTCGTACTCCATGCAGTTACCCGAGGGGCGAAAATAGAAAACCCCGCCGGAGCGGGGTTTGATGACGGCCTGGGGATGGCCGATGAAGCTGCACAGCACTGTGCTCAATGAGCGATCTACCTGAGCGGTTCTCGCATATCGTGGTGACTTTTTACCTTTCTCCGGAAAAACCGAAAAGCACTGTTTAACGGTTGGTTCGACTTCGACACGACTTTGGCATGAGTTCGACATGAGTACGACAAGTTGCCCCGACGAACGGTCATGCACGATCCTTGCTGGCTTTCGCAACCAGCGCTCGGCTGTGACTGTGCTTCTGGGTTTGGCCACCCGCTCCGCGCGCCGCACTGTTCCTATCCGCGAGGATCAACAGCACCTGCTGGTGAAGGCGCGTCACCCAGTTGCGATACGTGCGGTCCGCTCCTTCGGCGATGGAGAGTGCGCGCATCTGCTCTCGCACCGTTAGCTGCTGCAAGTACCGGTACTGCGCCAGGCTAGCCAGGGCCGACCCTTTTGCACCGCTACGGTTGAGCTTGGCGATAGCCGCGTCGACTTCGCTTGTCAGATGGTCCATTCCTGCACCGCCACCGATGATTCGCGAGCCAGGCGTGCCACGCGGGGCGCATCCCTTCCACTCCATGATCGACCCCATCTGGCTGCCGATCCCGGCACCCTGGCCGTACCGACGGCGGAACTCGCCCCAGTGCACCATCAGGTCTTCTATTTCCTTAATCATCACCACGCCCCCAACAAAACATCGACCCAACACAAAAAACCCATACCCGACACAAACCCAACACACAAAAAACCTCTATAAATCAGACCTTTAATTGAATATGTGTTGAGTGTGTTGGGTTGGTTGGCTTTTTCAGGAGTCGCATGGGAAATATTTTTCGCATCATTTCTAAGCGAAAAAAGATGCGCGCACGCGCACGCGCGAAGACAAACCCAACACACCCAGCACACCCGCATGTATCCCACCGGTTTAGCGGCCTGCATCTGTGTTGGGTTGCCAAAAACACCCCGACACACCGTCGACACACCCGACACACCTTTGGTTGTTCTCATGCTGCAGCCGCCTTGACGTGATCCCACGACTCCACATTCCAGCCGGCCAACTTGGCCTTTGCTCGCCAGGCCTCGACCGCCTTGCCCAGGTCGGCCGCCTTCAGCGATGGGGCGAGGGAAGCATCCGGATCTTCAGGGAAGAAGAACGCTCCGAACTTGCGATTGTTACCCTCGGTCCACGGTATCGAACGCGATTTCTCAACCTCGGAACTTAGGAACAGAGAGAACTTCGTCTGGCTCATCGAGTGCTCCTTGTTGCGGTGGCACCACTCAATGAACAGCGCGTACAGGTCGCTGGTGAGACACATACCCCAAAGGTCTTTGCCAAGCTCACCAATGCGCCACAGCTGCAGGAAGGTCTGCCACCCGGCCCGACTGAGCGCGACCAGACGCTCCCGCGCCTGCGTACTGGGCGGGCGTGTGCGCTGATCGAAATCGCCGAGGTCTACCCGCAACAACCAGCCGTACAACGCCGCAACGCCACCGCTTTTTAACTCCTGACCGATCGCCTTCTGTCTAGCTACCGGTAGCGTTTCCATCGGCCACATCACCAGCATGCGCCGGTCGCTGTCACTGATTGGCCACGGCAGGATCTCGTTGCTGAGGAACACCGCGTTCATGTGGTTGGATTCCTCCCAACCGTTGATGAACTTCGATTCCATACGCACCGTTTTGCCAGTGACCAGGTGCTTGATCTTGCCGACCTGGTTGTAACGCTGGTCACGGCTCACGACCTCCTCGAAGACCGACCAGAGCTTGCGGCTTTGCCAGGCGTTGAAATTGCTCTCCAGCTGGGTCTGCCCCACAGTCGCGGCGTACTGGCCGTACAACGCGCCGAAGGTATCGGCGAACAGAAGACTTTTACCCGAGCCTTCCATGGTCGAGTGCATCAGTACGGCGGTATCCATCTTCGCGCCGAGGTGCTGAAGCGGGAAAGCAAGCCAGCGCGTCAACCATTGGGTCGCGCCTTCATCATGGTTGCACAGGAAGGCGATTAGCCAACGCAAGTTCGCGCACGCTTCGTCATCATCAACAGGCTGCAGCGGCAACCCCTCGAACGTGTTGATGTACACCGACGGATCTTTAGTCATGGTCGGATCGAACACGATGTGATCTACATCCACAACGCGCCGCTCTACGCTGTTAAGCCACAAAGCGTACGCATCGCCCAGCGCCATCTTCACGGCGCCTTCCGGCACGCGACGTTTCTTCTCACGGTCCCAGACGTCCTTCGTGCCGTCGATGTACACGTACCGCTCAACAGGCGCCATCCCAAACGCGCCGCCCTTCTTGCCCGCCATTTTCTTGGCCTGCTCGAATTCCCTCACTTGGTCATCAGCGATCAGCTTCTTGCCGGTGTTCTCGAGCCACTCTTTTGCCTGGGTCTTGCCTACCAGCGCCTCGAATGCTGACTTCTTCATCACCCTGGCTTTGTCGGTGTCCCATACCTGCGTCGTGCCCTCGACCAAAGCAAACCGACGGAGCACCTGGTCCAACTTCAACTCCTCCCCCGCCCCCCCGGAATCGGCAGGAGCCGCCGCCGCATCGCTATCCAGCGCGGCCGGTTCGGGTGATGGGGCCGGGGGAAGATCAGGAGAAACTGTGCGTGAAGTCTGCATACCCAAAAGGCGGGCAGCTTCCTTCACCGCCCGCAATTGATCCCCGCCGTGCTCCAGCAGGCAGTACACCTCGAACGCATCGTTTTGATGTCCGTTCGCCAAGGGGTCTGCGCCGTGGTGGGAGTACACTTTGCCGTCGGTAACGGTAATCCCCGGCAGGCCAGTACTTGACTGAGCGTACAGCCACTTTCTGCCGCGCCGGATGTAGCCGTTCGCCTTCAGCAGCGCCTCCACGTCATGACACCGGTTGAACTCATCAATGACGGACGGCCCCTTACCGGTAGGCACGGATGGGCTTGCAGTCTTCTGCTTGGGCTTCGGCTGTTCGATCCGTGGCGCCCATGGGCACGCAGCCTCGGCATCACGCTTGAAGATGTCCCAGTTCCGCCAGACGTCCAGCAGTTGACTGTCCAGCACTGGCAGACCTTCGGCGGATGGCGCCGTACGCCATGCGTAGGGCTGCCCCGTTCCGGGATGGATCGACGGCGGCAATACGTCCTGCACGCCTCCGGCCCGCAGCTCGAACACAGTGATGCGTGAGTACTTCTGCGCCTCGGCGCGGTACAGTTTCTCGCGGTCAAATTCTCCGGCCTTTTTCGCCTCATTGGCCTTGGTTGACCACGATTTGTAGATCGACCCATCAGGATCATTCGGGTTTGGCCACGCGAGAGAATGACGGGAGAGATCGATACCATCAGGCATCGCAAACAGGACGCGGAAACGAGCCGGATTACCAACCACGGTCGGATACGCGACCGCCATGGCGTCGACATCCAGACCCAGGAGATCGGCCAGCACCACGCGGGTGTACTCAACATCATCCACGTCTAGCGAGCAGACACGGCTCGGCCCAAGCACGACACCGAGGTTGTGCCCAGGATGTGAGTTCCAGAATGCTTCTGCTTTCGCCGGGTCCGTAAAGTACCCACCCGGCTGGTTCCAGCCCATTCCCTTCGGCGCCTTCTCACCCGGCTCGATTGCGACCAGAGCCAGGTTGAAGGTTTCAATGTATCGCCGAGCCCATACTGCTGTACTGCTTGGGTTCGAGGCTTTGGTCATTTACGCCGCTCCCGCAACCCCTGGCAGTCAACACAGGTATCGCAACCCTGAACCAACTGGCGACGGAGAGACGGGATCGGATCATCGCAGTCTGCGCAGAACTGGGCGCTGGCGCGAACCGGCCGAATTGCACGCTGCTGCAAGGCGCCATCAAGCATGCGCTGGGCGTAATCATTGGCGATATCGACTTCATCAGCCATTGTCTTTCGCCTCCATCGCCTGACGGGCGCCGGCCATGATGCCGAGGACCTCGCGGATGACATCCATCCCCTGCTTTTCCAGAGCCATGACTTCGTGCAGCTCCCACACGTTGTCAGCGGCCCCGTCGTGCATGCAGGCGACGAACTCACCAGACTCCTCCAGAAGCTTGCCAACAGCCTTCAACGCTGCGCATGTCGCTGGAACCGGTGTTGGCTTGTACCAAACGGCACCGGCAGGACGGACCAAGGCATCGAGCAAACGTGGATCGCGGGTCAGGCGGATTACATCTTCCAACTCATCCGGCGACAACCAGCGGCGCTCTTCATCAAGCTTGAGTTTCTTCTGCAGGGCGTCGTTGTCGATCACCATCTCGAAAGCAAGAGCAGTGACACCGCCCTTGAAGTCGCGCCCGGCGCGGTAAAGCGCTTGGCGCAAGGAAAGGACCGGACCGCAGTCCGGCAAAAGGTCTGTGCGACTCATAACCGTAAAATCCCCTTTTACGGTGTAGCCATAGGAGCGGGCACGCCCTATCCTACGACCACGACCGATGTGCATGTGCTGTGTATCGTCGTAGCTGGGCGGGGGTGATCTTGTGGTGAGAGGGCCCCTGCCCGGCGACTTCAATCAGGTTTAAGCAGCCGTCTTGGCTTCAACGCCCATTTCGTCTGCTGGAAAAACTGTTTCCAAGTTGCAATCCACACCTGCAGCTCTCAACACCGATACGATCCGACGGCAATCTGCCAAGCGCGGCGTCCGCCGCAGCGTTTCGTAATGTCCGATTGCCGATTGTGTAAGACCGACTTTGTCAGCCAGCTCCTGCTGCGTGAGATTCGCAGCCTTTCGAGCAGTACTTAGGGCGCTCATGGCAACCTCCTTGATGTTCGACCGAGACAATACGCTTTGTATTTTTTTCATGCAAGCTCTCAATACAGTCTGTCGATTGCCCATAACAATACACCCTGTATTATTTTGGGCATGAGCGAATGGTATGAAGTAGTCAAGAAAATCATGGAAGCCCAGGACATCAGCCAGGAGCAGATGGCCGAACGGCTGGGCGTCACACAGGGCGCGGTGGGACACTGGCTGAATGGAAAACGTGAGCCCAAGCTTGAGATGATCAACAAGCTGCTCGCCGTCCTAGGCGTTCCAGGGCTAGCGATAATCGTCCCTGAAACGCCGGAAATTCCCCCACCGTCAACTGTTGCTCCGCCGGATCGCCTCTATCGATATCCAGTAATCAGCTGGGTCAGCGCGGGCGAATGGGCCGAAGCCACAGAACCTTACGAGCCTGGCGCAGCGGACGAATTCGAAGTCACTGATTACAAAGCCAAAGGCCCAGCCTTTTGGTTGAAGGTTCGTGGCGATTCGATGACATCGCAGGTTGGGCAAAGCGTTTCAGAAGGCATGCTGATCTTGGTGGATACTGGCATTGAGCCCACGCCAGGAAAGCTCATCATCGCTAAGCTACCTGAAAGCAATGAAGCGACGTTCAAGAAGCTCATTGAGGACTCTGGCCACTACTTTCTAAAAGCCCTCAACCCCGCGTATCCGCTGATCCCTGTCACAGAACAGTGTCGACTTATCGGTGTAGTCAGCCAGGCGAAAATGGCTTTGTGAAGTCGCCCTCGAAGACATAGAACCCTGCCCAGCAGGGTTTTTTTTCGTCTTCATGCGTAGGAAATACGCACGGTTCACTGCCGGACCGCTCGTCGCCTATTGCAGTCAAATGGATCCCAGAATACTGTATATAAAAACAGTAAAAGGAGGTTTCATTTTGAGTAGTTGGACCCCAGAGCAACCACAACACGGCGGATACGTGGCGCTTGCCCAACGCATCCAAGCCGTAATCAGCAGCCCTAAATCTCAGATTGATCATCAGGCGATTATCAAACCAGAGCCTGGCGAAGCCCGCTCGAATTGGGAGCGGTTGGTGGGAGAAATCCGTGACGCAGAGGGCGTATCTATCAAGCAGCGGGAGGACGGAAGCTATCTCGTTTCCTGGTTCATAACTCCAGGCGAATGAGGGCCAATACCCGCTGGAATCAATAAAAATACAAATTGTATTGATAAGGTCAAATACGTATTGTATTGTCTTCATCGTCGACCTCTCACCACAGGGCATAACGATGACAGCACAGCACGCAACACCTTGCCGGGTGTACATCCACCCGGCCCTTTCTTCCAAGCCCCAAGCGATTGCCAGCATTCAGAGCCGCACCGGCATGCTGCTGATTGTCCCGGGCGCAAAGAGCTTCGCGACCGCAATCCCTGCCCCTACCAACGCAACCACCGACCTGGGGCCTTGGGGAGGTGACGCAGCATGAATCTCTTTATCGGTTTGACCGGCCCTGCACGCACAGGCAAAACCACGACTGCTCAACACCTGGTGCTGGAGCACGGTTTCGAGTGCTACGCCTTCGCAGACCCCATTCGCGACGCGCTGATGTCGATGTTCCAACTCGAGCCAGGGGACTTCGAGGGTGAGAAAAAGGAGCAGCCGATTGCGTGGCTGGGCCGTTCACCACGTCAACTAATGCAGCTGCTCGGCACCGAGTGGGGCCGTCACATGATCAGTGCAAACCTCTGGCTTGATCTGACCCAACAACGTCTTGAGGCAAGCGCGTCCGGTACGTGGGAAACGCCCAACTTTGTAATCAGCGACGTCCGGTTCGAGAACGAAGCCGACTTCATTCGGCAGCACGGCGGCGTGATCGTCCACTTGCAGCGGTCCGACGCACCGAAAGTCAATCCACATGCGAGCGAAGCCGGCGTATCACTGCACAAGGATGACCTAGTGCTGGTGAATGACGGTGACCTGCCAACGCTGTATGCGCAGATCGAACGCTTGCAGCAAACCTTGGCACAGCGCGCCGGCCGCATTCGGCCCGCCGCCTGAGCGTTCAGCCATGAATCGCACTCTCGACGAAACCGCCGCCGTGCTTGGCTTCAAGCCACGCGCATTCAGGACCAGGCTGCGCGAACTGCGCATTCTGACTCCCAGCGGCGACTTGGCCAGTCATCACCGTGACCGCGGCTATCTGTTCGCAGACGCTCGCAGCACCTGGAATCCGAAACTGAACGCTTACCGGCACTATTCGGTAGTGATGGTTAAAGAAGACGGCGTGGCATGGCTGGCGAAGAAACTCGACATCAACGTCACCAAGATGAACAAGGACGACGCAGCATGAACCAGACAGCCATCAGCCACGCCGTAGGCGCCCTGAAACTGGTACCGATGTTCCTCAACCACCCGACCATCATCAGTCGGGCAACACTGATCGGCGCGACATCGGAAGCGCTGACCATGCTGGAAGCACTTCCGACTGCAACCACTGAACTGGCCGAAGCATTTCGCTTGGTGGACGCCGTTGTCCGTGATGGCCAGGTGGCCTACGTGACCCCGACCAAAAGTCCCGAGCGCCCGTTCGGCGCCGTCGTAGCCGACACCCAAGGTCGCCTGCTGGCCACCGCCACTGGCAAGACCCCACACGGGCTCGCCGAACTGATCCGCTTGCAGCTGCTGCCCTCGGGTGAGGGGCTCGGGGAGGCACCAGCGTGAACCAAACCCTCGACCAGCTGCGCAAGGAGTTCACCACCCCTTGCCCAACGCTTAAGGCAGTTCGGGAGCGGTACTTCTCGCACATCACCAGCGACACCTACCTGATGCGCAAGATCAACTCCGGATCGATCCAGCTCAAGGTCACGCGCCTCGGCGGGCGACAGGGTCAACGTGTCGTGTACCTACACGACTTGGCTGACTACCTCGAACTTCAGGCCACACGCGCTGCATGACTCACCACAGGTAGCCGCTGCCTTTCAGCGGGGCATTCAACAAGGCACAGCACATGAGCAAAGCACGACCATTCATGGACACCCTGCGCGATCTGGAATCGGGCGGCCTGCTGGACGAACTGTCCGACAGCCAGCATCGACTGATCGACGCTATCCGCCTGGCGGGCAAAGGCGGCGAGCTGGTGATCAAGCTCGCTTACAAGCCCGACGGTCGCGGCCAGATGAACATCAAGGCCGACATTAAGGTGAACGAACCGAAGATGTCTCGTGGCACGTCGCTTTTCTTCCTCACTCCGGAAGGCAACCTGACCCGCCGCGACCCACGTCAGCAAGACTTGGCTCTGCGGCCCGTAGAAGAAGACGAAGTACCCGCCAGCTTGCGCCACGTTTCCTCGTAACACCTCTCTCACCACAACCCCGGAGCTACTCCAATGCAAGAAGCTTTGAAGCAACTGGTTACCCTGGCACAGGCCATCGGCAAGCCGGTCGACCATCCCTCTCTCCACGCCCCGTTTGCGCTGGTTCCTCATGACGTGAAGCTGCAGGATCTTGAAGGCCTGCTGCCCGCGCCGTCGCGGATTCGCCAGGCGTTGAAGGTGCTGGACGCCGACACGTTCATCACCTACGTCAACCGCTTTTCCTCCCCAGCTGCCGCCGTGTTCTGCGATGGCCCTGAAGGTCGCACCTTTACCGCAGTGCTCGACTACCACCAGCCAGATGCACCGTCCTGGGGGCAGCACAAGGCCGTCTACTGCTGCCCGATCAGCATCGAATGGGGCCGCTGGAAAGCTGCCGACCGCAAGAGACTGAGCCAGGCCGAATTCGCAGAGTTCATCGAAGAGAACGTCAAAGACATCACCATCCCTGACAACACCCCGGCGGCACCATCCGCAGCCGACATGCTGGAGATCAGCCGCACCCTGGAAGCAAAGAAGAACATCAACTTCCGCCAAGGCACCCGCCTGGACAACGGCCAAGTGCAGTTGACCTACAACGAAGACATCGACGGACGCGCTGGCGAGTCGGGCCAGTTGAACATTCCGGAACAGTTCTACATCGCTGTGCGCCCCTTCCTCGGCGGCGATGCGTTCTGCGTGCCAGCGCGCTTCCGCTACCGCATTCAGGAAGGTCGCCTAATCATGTGGTACGAGCTGGTGCGCCCAGACAAGGTTCTGGAAGAAGCCTATACGACTGTCCGCGCCAAGGTTCAGCAGTCCATCGGTGACGTACCAATGTACGAAGCCACCCTCGCCTAACCAGTCATAAGTCCACCGCCGGCCTCTCACCACGATCACGGCGGTGGCACCCAAACAGGACGCACAGCACATGCAAACTACTCACTTCCTGATTCTCGCACTCGTGATCGCGCTGGTTACCAGCCTGTTCCTCATTACCATCAAGGCGCTCGCCGCCGACCGCCGCCGCCAGTTCGCAGCTGGCAAAACCGCAGGCCGCATCGAGGGCCGCTCGGCACGTGTGAGTGAACACAACGCCCTGCAACTGGCCGACCTACAAACGCTGCTGGAGATCTCCAACACGCTGCACGTTGCGCATCAGACCTGGTGCGCCCTCCCGAACACAGATGCCTATCGAGCGCGCGTGGCCGTGAACCTCAAAGCGCTGGATAAGATCGCACGGCGCATTCGGGAGGAAGGCCAGGCCATCGTCATCGACGCACCGGTAGCTCAGGAGAAAGCAGCATGAGCTGGACTCTCACCTACACCGGGCGCCGCTTCGATCTGCTGGCCCCAACCGACTGCATCGATGCTTTGCAGCAGACCAGCCTTCGACTGGACGCCACGGCATGAACCTCCCTCTGCGCCGCAAAGCGCGCCTCAACAACATGGGTTTGAATATCGATTGCAACGTCATCTGTGATCAATGCGGCATCCCGCGCAACAAAGGCAAGCACCAGAAATGCAGCCGTATCCGGCAAGCAGCCGGCATCACACGGCGAGCTCAACTAAGAGAACAGGAGATCCCCGAATGACATCGGCCCCCGATATTGGATCGGAGATTCTCGCCGCAGATGAGCTGGCCAGCATCACCGGTTACAAGACCCCCTCCAAGCAGATCGCCTGGCTCGCCAGCCACGGTTGGCACTACACACTGTCGGGAGCGCAACGCCCAATTGTTGGCCGCGTATATACCCGTCTGAAGCTGGCCGGACTCAGGCCAACTGTGGTGAATGCAACTACCGAAACCTGGTCATTTGACCTGACGCGTGTGAGCTGAAGCATGCGACCGAGGAAAGCTCAGAACCGTGATCTTCCGCCACGCATGCTGCGGAGGATCCGCAAACGCAAAAATGGCCCTGACTACGTCTGCTACTTCTATTCAGCGAAAGGCCCGGAGGGAAAGCAGGTAGAAATCTCCCTTGGTACCGATCTGGACATCGCGAAAATCGAATGGGCGAAGCTGGACGGCAAGGCCATCCCGAAAGTCATGAAGCTGCTGGGGCCGATCTTTGATCGTTACGACAGGGACATCATCCCCACCAAGAAAGGCAGCACTCAGCGCGAAAACCGCCTGGCACTGAAACAGCTGCGAGCGGCCTTTGCCGACGCCCCACCCGAAGCAGTCACCCCTCACGTCTGTGCGCAATATCGGGATGCCCGATCTGCGAAAGTCAGGGCGAACCGAGAGCTGGCCTTGCTTTCCCATATCTACAACACCGGGCGAGAATGGGGCGTCATCACGTGCGACAACCCCGTGACGGGCGTACGCAAGAACAAGGAGAAGCCCAGGGAATTCTATGCAAGCGACGAGATCTGGTCAGCTGTCTACGGCGAGGCAGCGCCCGAGCTGAAAGACGCGATGGACCTGGCGTATCTGAGCGCCCAACGACCGGCCGACGTCTTGTCGATGCGCGCAACAGACGCCATCGGCGAGTACCTGCAAGTCAGCCAAAGCAAGACCACCAAGAAGCTACGCATCAGGCTGACGCATGCGAACGGCACCAACGAACTCGGCGTCCTGGTTGAGCGGCTACTCAGGCAACGCAGGGAGCGCGGCGTGCGCAACCCGTACCTGATCGTGACCGAGGATGGCCGAAATGTGACGAAGGCCATGCTCCGCCTGCGCTTCGATGAAGCTCGCCGAAAAGCCGCAGCGGCAGCGACCGAAGCGCTCGACCATAAGCTGGCGGCCGACATCAAGGCGTTTCAATTCCGCGATATCCGGCCCAAGGCCGCGAGCGAAATTGAAGACCTGGCGGTCGCGAGCAAGCTTCTCGGACACTCGGATAAGCGTATTACGGAGATCGTTTACCGTCGCGTCGGTGAGATTGTCACACCGACCAAATAGGCCCTAAAACATGGGAGTTTCGGAACGCCTGTAAAAGTTTCGGAACGCTTTGGAGTTGTTGCGGCGAATTATCAATAAAGCCAGAAACGAAAAAGCCCTGAATAATCAGGGCTTTGACGTACAAAAAATGGCGGAGGCGCAGAGATTCGAACTCAGGGACCTGTTACAGTCGGCAGTTTTCAAGACTGCTGCCTTAAACCACTCGGCCACACCTCCATTGCGTTGCGGGCGCCATAATACCGTAATGAAACAAGCTGTCAAACTCTCTGGCTCGCGTGCCCCTGTGGCTCTGTTATGATCTTTGCAACGTGAGATTTCAAACCATCAGGAGTAGCGCCATGCGCGAACAGGATTACGCAGT